TGTGTCGGTCGTCGGGGGCCTAGGACCCCAGCGATCGGCCTTTACCAGCAGGCGAGCCGGGCCGGTGGAGCACTCAGTCGAACTCGGGCACGAACCCGTTAAGACGAGGCCAGAACTCAGACGGGAAGTCCAAGTCACGGTCAAGTCTAGCTCGGCTGATGACATACCTGTCAAAGTAGTCGCTCAACACAGGCGCGAACGGAAGAGAAAGAACCGGCCCGGCTAAGGGCTGCAGCTCAGTCAGGGCTTCAAAATAACGCTCGACCTCTCGTTGTTGGTCGGGCGAAATGCCAAACATCCGTTCGCAAAGCTTCCGTGTATTGTCAGGGACCTCAATGAGAGGCAACTTGGCAAACTCGATAGCCTGAAGAAACTCATTTCGCTCCCACATCCCCAAATTCACGTCGGACTTGACGAAATGAGTGACGTCAACCGAACGAGTCATCCTCAGCACGTAAAGCGCCATGGATTGAATTATGGGGGCCCCCCGAAATTGATGAAGATAAGAAAGTGCTTTACATCGTAAAAGTACACGAAGTTTCCGGTCGCTATATCTGGTATAGGCTGCTCTAGCCCACCCAAATGTCGCGAGTACTTTACAGGGATCTGTGATGTTGACAAGATCGTCCGGATCAAAAATCATTCCACAGAAGCTCATTTCTTCAAAATTGTCCTCAACCCCGCATTTTATGGTAAAACCGAGGGAAGCAAAATCTTGAGCAGTCGGGCACCGCTGCATGAAAGACGTGTTTGAATCGTCTCCTTCAACCACCGGCGACACTTCCTCACCAAGCTCTTTGAAGAGGAAGAGCAGCAACATGAGGTTGGTAAAACCATTTCCGAGAGACGTATTCATCTCACCGGACATGCGGCGCCCTGGGCAATCAACTGTAAGATACCTTAAAATACAATGATTCCTACCAGCAATGACATCCCTACACAAATGCATAAAGAAGTCATGGCCGGGAAGATGTTGCGTCATGTGGTCGTACATTACAAATTCGATTGCTTCCATGATCTCCGGAGTAAAATGAGATTCGAATGAGGTAAAGTCTGCCCAAAAGTACTTTGCACCTAGGAGGACCAACCGCTCACGAATGAATTTCGGTCGGAGATGAATCGGAACTTTCTTAATAAAAGCATCATTTTTGAAAACCTGTTCTTCGATAAGACGAAAAATTGGCCCCACCGCACATTTAAACATGTCGGTCCTCGAATTGATGATTCTCGCATGTTTATATTCTGGGTAGGTTTCATCCTTGACAAAACTCTTGACATTGAAATCCTTCCGGGTCAATGTCTGTTCGCGCTCGTCCCAAAGCGTCTGCAGCTCTTGCTGACGCCCCAGGGGGTAGTTTGTCTTAGGAAGCCAAGCCTCAACCGAAGTGTCAACATCGGGAGACAGAGGAACTAGGTTTTCGCGGCACCACTGACGGACAAATTCAGTCAGACGGGAGAGTCTTTCTGGATCTGGCGTCGGGGGGGTGGAGACGAAGCGCTTTCGTGCTCCAGCTTCAATGGTGTCGGGGTCTGTCGGATCAGGGTGCACTTGCAAAATTCTTTCTACATGGCACCCGAGAGATACTTGTACAGCTGGCCTTTTGGCCAGGTCTCCCGCTGCAGGAGTGTGTTTTATTGTTACATCTTCGCGAATTGGCTGAAGAAGTGGCAAAGCGACCTCCCCGTAGCGATAGCCATATGCATAGAGGCGACGGGAAGGCCCGTCTCCCTAACGGGGATCAGGGGGGTCATTGGTATGCGGGTAGAAACCCACGCACCTCATCTCCCTCCTGTTGTGCTGGCCGACCGCCACCGCGACATAGACAGTGTTCACAACAACACGCTGATTGATATTGCGATACCTGTCAATGTTGATCGTATGAATCCTACTAGCGGAACTCATGAACTCAACCTCCATGGCCTTGTGCCCTTGATTTGGATCCTGTTTCTTGCCCGCCAAAAGCTGAGCGAGCATTTCCTGGCTGAACTCCACCACGACCGGCTGATCCGGAACGAGGTGGGTCATGTAGGCCATGTCGCAGGGACATTTAATGCCTAAGCGCTGGCACTCACAGGGCGGCTTGTCTGGAGGGAGTCCTGTTATGAACTCATAGGCCGAAGCGACGGCGGCCTGAGCCTGATATTTGAGCATCAGGAATGGATTCATCGTCCGCGGAATGACGTAAACGGCGCCGACAGCAACATGAGCACGACGAATGATCGGGTCAACGTGCTTGATCTCCGCAAGGGAGCTGATGTCGGCACGAACATCTGTGGGCTCAATGGGAACCGTGATGTTGTCTGGCATAATTGCGAATGCGCGAGTACGAGCATACACGTAAGGGACGGTACGCACGCACATATAAGTGAGAGCCATCGCAATGACGCCAACTGCAGCGGAGACACCAAGTGCATAGAACTGCATGAGATCCTGGACCCACGTCAATCTTTCCATCCTGCTGAACAGGGCATGAAGTGGAAACAGAATCTTTGTGAGAGCAGGAGAGCCGACGGTGATGTGCCGCAGGGAAAACCATCTCTTAACCAAAGCGAAAATGAAGTATGGGAGCGAGGCAGCTCCCAAAACTCTTACTGCCCAACTAAGCACGATTCGCATGAACGCCGACGTACGCTGAACGCCATTGCTCGGGGGCTCAGCGACGGAGTAGTGA